GATACAGCGGTGGTTGAATCCCCGCAAGAAACCGTAACCAACAGCGTCGAGGAAGCGTCAACAAACGACCTCCGCGAAGCACTAGGACTAACCGAGGCTCCTTCGCAAGAAGTAGCCCCCGAAACAGCGGAAACTCTTCCCGAGCACGAGCCCGAAGGTCAACAGCCTGAGGTCGAGGGTGAGACAGAAGAGGATCGCCTGGCAAAAAGACGGATTCGTCCCCGCAATGAGATGGACCAGCAAGTCATCGATTTATATCGATCGGAAGGCTTTTCTGGATCATTCGCGGATGCGTCCCGAATCATTTACCAGACGGAAGCCCAGTCCACCCCTTTACAGCCGCAGGTTGCCGAGGCTCCACAGCCCGACCCATACGACGGTGAGGTGAGCGCACTGCAAGCCGAAATCAGCGAACTTGAAGGCAAGGTAACGCAAGCCGCCGAGGATCTTGAAACGACCGAAGCGTTGAATCTTCAACGTGAGATCATGCGCAAGGAACTCGTGTTGCAAACGGTACGTGGCCGGAGAGAGCGCGAAGTTGAAGCAAGTCAGCGCTATGCTCAAGAGTCGCACCAAAATAAAGCGATTCAAAGTAGGGATAGGGTTTACGAGCGTTTTCCCGAACTGCAGGACAAGAACAACGTTTCTAGAAAGCAATTCGACGATTACGTAAGCCGAGCCCAAAACGATCCCGACTACGCATCCGTGTTCGAGTCACCTAAGTGGCCTGAACTATTGGCTAACGAATTTGCATCCATAGGAGGAGTTCAGCAGCAGGCTCAGCAGGCTTTACCGCCGCAATCCCCGCAGCAGCAAGCTCCCCAGATGGGAACTCAAGCCAGAGTTCTAACCACCGGCACGGCGGCACAACCTGCTAACTCTCCGTTGACTGCCAACGGCGTGGCTGCGGAACTTCCGAATCTATCCTCTCAAGACCTTTATAAGCTCTTAGGATCAGCCGGGGGAGCCCAGCCACTTCGATAAGTAGTTAATGGAGTACCAACAACTAACAGTACTCATAGCGTAATACATACGCATAACTATATTATACAATGGCTGATAAAACATTCCCAGCAAGCAACTCTGCTGCCGGTCTTTCCGGTGGCAATGTTGATCTAATCCAAAACACTACGTCCTACGCCGAACTCTTGAAAGGCGCCACAAGCGCTGATCGAGGCAACGACGAACTGCGCACTAAAATCTGGTCTGAACTCGTAACGAGGGATGCCCGGGAAAAAAACGTGTTCGCAAAGTTCATCGGCGGCGAAGGAAGTGACAAACCAATAACTGAAAAGCGCGACCTATCTGCAGGCGGTTCCGACCGTGTTGTCTTTACTACGGTAGCCCCGATTCGCGGACAAGGTGTCCGTGGGGAAGCTGTTCTGAAGAACTCTACGGATACGCTCGATTTCGATACCTTCCACATGGAAATCGATCTCGTTCGCCACGCAGTAGCTTGGACGCAAGTTCTCAAGTTGATGCGCTTCACAGGCAAAACCATCGACCAGCTTTCGGCTGAAGTCATGACTGAGTGGATGGCTCGTACCGAGCAAGACCACATCATGCTTGCACTTCGCCAAACCTGCTTGAATGCCTCTAATATTGGAAGCAATCTGATTTCCGCTTACGGCGCTTCCGGAGCTCTTAAGTACTCCGAAGGTTTGTCCACGGACATCATTCAAGAAGCCAAGCAAGCTCTTATTGCTGGCGGTGGTGAGCCCATGAATACTGGGGGAGACGTTAACCAGGAAATTCCAGGTTATCTGTTTTTCGCGGCCGACGCATGTCTCCGTCCTCTACGCAGTGACCCCGACTACTTGGAAGCAATCACACAAGCTGACGCTCGTGGTGAAAACAACAAGTTGTACACAGGTTCATATGCCAAGTGGGACAACAACGTAATCGCTAACCACAACGTGATCATGGATTCAGCTCGCGGCCGTCAAGGCAGCCCGCTTCTTCCTTCGTTCTCGAACTTTACCGCTATCGCTAACGCGGAGACATCGATTGGTGAAGCTGGTGGAGATTACATGGCTAACTTCGTTGGTGCCGCTGTAAAAATTCCTGGTGGAGGTGGCGCTGATGCCGCACTAGAAACCGGAACTAAACACATCCTCGGTATCAAGCCTAACGGCGAGTTCCGCTTGTACAGCTACGACAAAGACGACTTCAATGCTGACATGAGTGCAATCGAAGGCGCTTCTCACGTCGACATCTCCGGTTCTATAACCGCAGGTACTCAATCCTCGGACAACGCGTTCCCCGCCGGGTCTACGTTCGTTCAAGCTAACTCGATCGGAACTCCGATTGGTTACGCTATGGCCGCCGGAAGAGACGCTCTCTACTACGCTAAAGGTAGCGTATTTGGAGAACAAATCTTCCACTACGATGACTTCGCTAACTCAGGAAACCAAGCCCACTTGTCGGCTGTAGGTGTTCAATCCGTTTACGGAATGGCCGCTCGCAAAGACACTCGTGGCAGGATCCCCGGAGTTCAGCTTGTCGAAGTGGTGCGCCAAGTACCAGGGTTTACGTTTGCTAACTAACTTCCCACCC